CATAAGAGGTTTGCATTTAATCGCACTGTTAAGGGTAATTGGGAGATAGATGTACCGGGAACAGGTGTAAGTGCTTTTCATACTTCATTACTACGCTTTGACCCGTTGACTTGGGACAAATACAAGATGAGCGACCTTATGTGTGGGTTAGAGCTTGCCAAACGTGGCATACCGGCACTATGTATTCAGCATCGGATTTGGTGGCTTAAATCGCTTATTACAAACTCAGACTATTCTATATATCGAGAGCATAAGATGAACTGTGAGGAACAGAACAAGGTTGCAGATGGAATATGTGATATTAAAGGCTATTCTTAAAATTATATTCATCAACATCAATATCTGTGGGATGCTTCTTAAACACTCTCAAATACTCAATCATTAAACTTATATCCTCTTTACTAACAGCTAAGTTATGCTTTAACCGTTCCTCTGCTCTTTCTATAAGCGGTAAGTTGTCGATTCGTTCTAATTCTTTTTCACTTATCATACTTTTCTATTATATTGTTAAGCTTTATAATGTAATCAATGTTTTTACTTTCACCGTGCTTATAAATAAGCCTATCCCCTATCCACTTAATGTGGTCTAATTCTTGTTCAGTCATAATATCTATCCATGTCATCTTTTATATTGTCAATTCTACCCTGTAATTCGTTAATAAGTTCTGCTGTTTCAAAGTCTGATATACTTCTTTCAGGCTTTTCATATTCGTTTTTAAGGCGTAAAGATATATTAACATCTTCATGTAAGCCAAATGTGTTTATTTCTAATATATAGAACTCCAGCCCTTTTATAAATACCGTTTCATTATTCTGAAAATTATCTATTAATCTGCTTAATTTTTCTTGTTGTTTAGAAGTCATAATACCTGTTTTGTTAAAAGTCAAACACAAAATACATAATTAACTCTCTAACCTTTGTAAAAGAATGTAAAATAGCTTATCTTTAGCTAAAACTTTATTTAGTCAAGCCTAAACTTATGAATAAGCAAAAAGCCGACACCCCCCAATCCTATGATATAGGCTATAAAGCTAAAATGATCTCAGGATCAATTAAAGATGTAGATATGGAAAGCCGTATGGTAAGCGGTTACTTCTCTGCATTTGACTTCGTTGATTCTGATGGTGATATGTTGAAAAGGGGGTGCTACTCTAAGACGATTGAAGAACGGGGGCCAAGAGGGAAGAATAGAATCATGCATTTGTTACAGCATGACCCTGCCAAGCCATTAGGTAAGCCAATGGAATTATATGAAGATGATTATGGGCTTAAATTTACCACAGCGATAAGCGAAACCCAATACGGAACCGATACCCTTAAACTATACAAGGACGGGGTGTATAAAGAGCACTCTGTTGGTATTAATATCATAAAGGGTGATTACTCTGATGAAGATAGAGCAAACATTGTTACAGAAGTTAAGATGTGGGAAGGTTCTACGGTTACATGGGGGGCTAATGAAATGGCCGTCGGCGGAATGGGTAAGGCTAAGGATTTTGATGCACTATTAGAGCGTTATGATACGCTTAATAAAGCATGGTATAAAGGAGATTACACGGATGACACGTTCCAAATCATCAAAAAACAAAGGGAACACATAGAATCAAGGATTAGAAAATCACTTAAGAATGTAAAGCCGTCAGACGACACTTCACAAGACCAAGCCGATATAAAAGCAATCTTTGAGCAATTCAAATTAGAAAATAAAGTAAAAGGTATATTCAATGGATATTGAAAAAACATTACAGGAAGGTTTGTCTGACGTAAAAGCAACATACGAGGAAAAGGCCAAAAAATATGAAGCCGATCTTGAAGCCTTGCAAACCAAAATGGAAGAGCAAGCCAAGAACACAGGCGAAGTAGAGGAAACTCTTAAGAATCAGAATAAGAACCTTGAAGAAAAGCTATTAGCAGAGCGAGAGCGCATTGATGCTATCGAGAAAGCAGGCGGTAGATTAAGTGGCGGTGGAAACACACCACGTAGTTTTAAAGACCAAATGATTGATGCTTTATCTGAGAATAAAGAGCAGATGGATGCTTTCAAAGAGCATGGCAGACCATTTGCAATGCAGACTAAAGCCGTTATTACGGAAGCAGATGCTTACACTAATGATGTAGTGCCTGCTGACTATGTACCTGGCTTTAAGTTCAATGCAGAGCGTCAGGTTCGAGTACGTCAGTTCTTACCACAAGGAACTACAAGCTCTGATAAGATTCGTTATATTCAGGAATCTAACTATACTGATGGAACGGCTACAAGTTCTGAAAACAACGCATCAGGTCAAAGTGATTTCGACTTGACAGCAACTGATGCAAACGTAACTAAAATCTCTGCTCATTTCCGTGTTTCTAAGGAAGCATTGAATGACACACAGGGGTTGGCTTCTCATATCTCATTGCGTGGCTCACAGAAGTACATGAATGAAGAAGATGCTCAGTTACTATACGGAGGCGGTACAGGAGCAGACCTTGACGGTTTGACCACCACTGCAACCGATTATACGTTAGATGCTTATACTGGCGATGCTAATGCACAGGAATATGATGTACTGTTGCAAGCTATTCAGCAAATCAGAACCGATAACTACAACCCTTCTGCTATCATGGTAAGTATTTCACGATACTTCGAAATGATTCAGCGCAAGGATGCTGACGGTCAATACATTTTCCCACAGGAAGTAGTATTCGGTAATCAGATGCCACGAGTTATGGGCGTTCCTATTGTAGCAACTAACGCTATTAACAGCACAGACGGTAACATTAATGACTTCTTAGTCGCTGACTTCCCACAGTTGACTACTCTATTTGATAGAGAAGGAATGAGTGTTCGATTCTACGAACAAGATCAGGACAATGTTATCAAAGACTTGGTAACTGTTCAGATTTCAGGTCGTTTAGCACTGCCAACATATCTACCTGATGCAGGTCGATTTGGTAACTTCGCTACTGCGATACAAAATGCAGGTAACTCCTAAACAGGAGCAAGGAACTTTGGAACTTGGGGCGGTTCGACTCCGCCCGTTCCTCTATTAATTTAATCTATACTTATGGAATACAGAGCAACACGAGCGTTTAAAATGCAAGGACAGAACGTAAAAGCAGGCGATAAGATTAAAGTTCGCAAGCAAGATGTTCAGAAGCTAAAGCGAAAAAACCTTATATATGAAACCAAAGAAGATAAAAGGGCTTACAATGCCGATGCTAAAGCTACCATTGAGCATGATGGCGGGCCTATGTTTCTTGTTAAGAAAGGCGATCAAGTTATAGACCGATTGACTAAAGCGGAAGCCGAAACAAAAAGGGATGAAATAAATGGGGCTGTATAGAACACGAACATCAAGCGGTAACTACGGGCAGAACGGTGTTCTTACGCTTACTGTATCTGACACTGATGGCGCAAGTGATTTAATAAGCACGGCAGATGCTAAGTCATGGCTTAAAATAGATACGTCTGATGAAGATGATTTGATTTCGGATCTTATTGATGAGGTTACAGCAGATATTGAGAACAACTATCAGATACCTGTTAAAAGCAAAGATGTTACAGCTGTATGGGAAAACTTTGGTAGTGAAGTTCCTTTACCGTTTCAGCCAGTTGACTCTATAACTACCGTTAAAACGATTGAAAGCGACGGAACGGAAACAACCCTTACCGTTGATGAAGATTATCGGTTAGTAGGTAGTAGGTTGCTTATAGATGAGGTTTATGGATATGAATCCCCCTACAACCGCACAAAATTGGAAGTGGTTTATGTAAGTGCTTTCGATGGCGTACCTAATGACATAAGGTTGGCTTTAAAGAAGGCTGTACTAAGTAACTTTGAAGACAGGCAGGATGTTGTAGGTGGAATGAGTGTTTCTATGTTACCAAATTCAAGTAAGAAGATACTAATCAAATACAGGAAGTTTTGAAAACTCGTGATCGCTCTTATAATGTCGGATTAATGAAACAGCGTGGTACGTTTGAGTATTATACCACGACTACCGATAGTATAGGTGGCACTTCCCAAACATGGACTACGTTAGCCTCTGCATGGTTGGATGTTAAGCCACAATCGGGGCGCGAGGCTCTCGAAACAGGAGCGTTAAGGGGTAATGTCAAGTATAAGATTGTAACACGTTACAGGGATGATTTTGTAACAGCGGGATATAACAGAGAAACGTATGACTACCTGCTAAGATTAAAATATGACGGTAAGATATTTAACATTGAATACGCTATCGACAAAGGCGAAGAAAAGACCTATACCGAGCTTATAGCAGTTCAGGAGGTCGGTGATGAAGCTTAGTGCTAAGATAGAAGGTGTTAATAAGGCTATAAACGCCCTACAAGACAAATCTGAGGATATACAAGCGCGAGCAGACCAAGCTATTGGGGAATCTGCTAAGATGATTGAAACCAAAGCCAAGCAAAACACACCTGTTGGAGCCGATGGTAGATTGAGAGCCTCTATAAGTGCTGAAAAAGACAGGGATTTGAATTGGGCTGTTATCGTAAACTCACGCTATGCCCCTTATGTCGAGTTTGGAACTAAGAGTAAAGTAAGTGTACCGTCAGGATTAGAAGGCTATGCTATGCAGTTTAAAGGCGGTGGTGGTTCCTTTGATGAATTAGTTAAGAGTATTAGGAATTGGGCTAATAAAAAAGGTATTCCCGAAGATGCAGTATATCCTATTTCAATAAGTATAGCCCGTGAAGGCGTGAGCGCACAGCCGTTTCTATTCCCTGCATTTGAGGCAGAACGCAAAAGACTATTAAAAGACTTAAAGAAGGTGCTAAATGACCGTTAGGAATCAACATGCGAGTTCAGGTAGGTTTGTTAAAGACAATGGGCGTAATGTAAATTTAGCCGACATAATAGATTCTGTTTATTTGGATGGTAATCATAATGTAATTGTTATAATGGACAACTCTGTTAAGAGAACACTTGATGGAGATATGTATCGTTTTGGGGCAAAGATTTCTAACCTTGCCAATAATGAATCAGAACACATTGAAATACAGACGGGATCTACTCAGTTATATATTACAAATGTATCATTCAGCCCTGATGATGGTGGTGTTACAGCTATATTAAAAGAAGGTGCGAGCATAAGTGGTACACCTACATCACTAACATCATTTAATGAATTAAGAAGCAGTTCTAAGACGTCAAATGCGACATTCCAAAGGTATGATAATAGTGCTGTTGTAACCGGTGGCACGGCTATTGAAACGTTATATATACCGGGTACTGGTAAAAATGCAGGTGAGACTTTTTCGAGCAATGTAGGGTTTGTTTTAAAGCCTAATACAACATACGTAAGAACAATAACCAATAATTCAGGTGGGAACATCACATTAGGTGTTCAGGCTGAATATTATGAGTTTGTGTAATGCCTAAAAGCCCAGCAACACAATTACAAACGCAATATTATTCATTACTGAATGGCAATATTACCTATGACGGTAGCACTGTACCTGTTTATGATGTTGTGCCTGACAATGAAACCTATCCTTACATACAGTTAGGAGACTATACAGAAACAGATAATAGTTCTAAGGCAGATTTTGCAGATGAGTGTACGTTTAGTATTTCCGTTGTAGATCGTTTTCAAGGTAGGTTCGGCAGTGATGCAGGTATATATTCCGTATGGAACGATATTAAAGATATTATACGGGCAAGACCGACGGCTTTCACTATGGCAGATTTTTACGTTAACAGCACGGTAGTTGACAATGCTGTAACACGTGAAGAGAAAACAGAAACATACATGTATAAAATACTTGAAGGAAGATTCAGACATCTAATAAGGCAATCATGAGTTATATAACCCAACATATACAGGACTTTAAAGACTTAGGAATAGTTAATGGTGTTAGCTTTGGCACAGTTGGCGTATCAAAAATGGACATCGTTGCAATGAATGAACTTATACAATCAACAGGTAATTCTATTTTGGTACTTCTTGCGGTTAGTTACACCGCTTTTAAGTGTTACCGAATGTTAAGAGATATGAAGTGGGAGAAAGAGGACAGACAAGAAAATTAGCCTTAACTAATTTAATAATTCTCAAAGTCAAACTAATTTCTTATATTTAACAAACTTTTACAAACTAAATAGAAAATTATGTCAGCAGTAAACGGAACACTTATACTACTTAAAGACGATGGCACTGCTTTCGCTCTATCTACATCTTGCTCATTGAATATAGATGTTGATCTTCCCGATGCTTCGTCTAAAAGCTCAGGTGGTTGGGCTGAACACATTAAAGGACAACGATCTTGGAGTGTTGATCTTGACTCTCTTGCAGACTTTGAAACGACTACAGTTGGTGGCGTTAAAACCATTATTGACTTAATCGTTAATGAATCAGATGTTGATGTTGAGTTTGAGCCACAATCAGGGGCTTATACTTCTGCGGGTATCTCATTTACAGGAACAGCTTCTACAAGCTCTGTAACCGTTGAGGCATCTAACGAAGATACAGCGACTCTAAGCGGTTCTTTCACAGGAAACGGAGCGTTAACACCAACGGCAGTTAGCTAATGATTAAACAAGAGAAAGAGTTTAATATAGGAGGTAAGAAACGCCTTGTTAAGTTTGGCACAAATGCCTCTGCTATCTATTGTGAAGAACACAACATATCATTGTCTAAGTATAACGAATCGTTTGCCCTTGATACGGTAACGATTGGTCAGATTAGGGATGTGATATGGTCTGGTCTTGTGGCGGGTTGCTACAAGCAGAAAAAGGAAGTGGACTTCACAAAGTATGATGTTGGTGATTGGATTGATGAATTACAGCAGGAAGAAATAGATAATATCCTTTCACTCTTAATGGGAGAGTCTGACAAAAAAAAAGTGGGAAAAGCTTAGAGTGGGATGAAGTATTATCTTTATCCTTCCGAATTGGGCTATCCCGTGAGGACTTTTGGAATCTTTCATGGTATGAATTTGGATGTGCTGTCAAGGGTCTGAATGAGAATATGAAGCATGACTTTAATGTTATGCGGAATCACGCCTCATTAGTTATAAGTAGTCAAGCCCCTAAAAAGCATCATAAAAAATTAACACCTGAAAGATTATTTCCGATGCCTGATGATAACACAGATAAACAAGAGCTTACCAAAGAAGAAGTTAGGGCTATTATTGACCGTTCAAACAAAAGGAGGGGCATAGATGGCTAACTTAGCAAAGTTACAAGTAGAATTAGGTGCTAACCCTACACCGCTTATCAGTGGGGTTAACAGAGCCGAGAAAGCCTTAGCCGGGTTTGGTGGTAACACTAAGAAGATAGGTAGTAGTCTATCTAAGGGGTTTAAGAAGCCACAGAGCCAAATTAAAGGCACTACAATGGCGGTTACTAACTTTAACCGTGTTGTTCAGGATGCTCCATTTGGTATTATGGGTGTGGCTAATAACTTGGAACCCATGATTCAGTCTTTCAATAGTCTGAAAGCTCAAACAGGTTCTACTACAACCGCTTTAACAACATTATTAAAGAGTGCATTTACAGGGCCGGGAGCTTTAATTACGGCTGTATCTGTTGCATCATCATTAGCCATTGTGTTTAGTCAAAGAATGCGTGGGGCGGGTAAGGCAAGTAAGGATACAAAAAAAGAACTTGAAGCGACAACAAGTGCTGTTGATGAACTTTCTAAAAAGTTTAATAGTTTGGCTGGGCTATCACTTACACAGGAAACAGAGCGTGAAATAGAAGTAATTGATCGTGCTATTAGGGTTGCTGAGGAAAGGGAAAAGGCGCAAAGGCGTATAAATGAAATAAATGCTGAAGCAAATAATAGAAGCGGTGAATTAAGTGATGCTCTCGCTAAAGAACTTGTTCAAAAGAGAAATATAAGAGATACCTCTGATGATGTAATTAACAGGCTCGGATTTGAAGTTACAAGTGTTGCAGAACTTACAGATAAAAGAAAAGAACTTACTAATACTTTAGATGTATATAATAATTCATTAACCGAACAAGAGCGAGTAGCAAAGCGTGTTGATGATATACAAGCTAAAACAGCGCAAAGTATAGATGCTTATACAGCGGGCGCAGAAGGCTCGCAACAGGCTTTAGTAGGACTTGCTCAACAATATCAACAGAGAATATCCGACCTACAAAGTGAGGGTCAATTAACACAAGAGCAAATTGTAGAAGTTAATGCCCTTAAAGATGCTTATAAAGATTTAACTGGCTCTATAAAAGAAACTGAGGGGGTTGAATTACCTGATTTCACTGCAAGCGGTTCTGTTAATATAAATGCCCTTCCACAAATATCAGATGAAGATGCCCAAGCAGAAGCTAACACTGTTAAACCGCCTAAGCTACCTGTTATGCCTGAATTTGAATTAGGCAATATTGAAGGCAGTATAGGCGCTTTAAATGATCGGGTGAGGGCTTTCCAAAGAGCGCAAGAAGGGGCGACTAACGCAGATGTATATAACGAATTACAAGCCCAAATTGACAAAACACAAGCTAAAATAAACGAGATTACAGGCGCTACCAATGAAGCAAGTGATGCTACAACCGACTTAGGGGCAACAGGTGATGCTTCCTTTAAAATGATGAGTCAAGGATTGGGTAGTGTTGTGGGTGCCTTGATAGCTGGTAAAAAAGAAGCGTTAAGCTTTAAGAATGTATTAGGGGCTTTACTTCCCGGTATATTAAATATTATAACGGGTGGTTCAAGTGGTGTTTTTGGTGCGTTTGCATCTTCTTTATTTGGCGGATTCTTTGCAGGTGGTGGTCAGCCACCAATGGGTAAGGTTTCCGTAGTAGGTGAGCAAGGCCCCGAATTATTTGTACCTAATACAAAAGGAACCATATTACCCAATGAAGTCTTTGGTGGTGCTATGAGTAAGACAGTAAACGTACAGGTAACGGGTGTGTTGAAAGGTGAAGATATTCATGTAAGCGGAAGTCGTGGTAATATAAGGTTTGATAGATGAGCGAAAGGTATAACTCAGGACATACTACATTAGAAACGAATGAATCAGTAGAGATTAAAATACTTGATTCTTCTTTTGGTGGTTCTGCCACAGAATTAGATAACATCGGTGCAGGTTGGTTAAATGACCAATTACAACAATTAGATGTAAGGGAGCCACTATCTAACCCCATCCAAAAGCGTACTATTACAGTTACGGTATGGATTGAAACAAGTGAATACGATGAATCAGGATTACTAACAGATTTATTCGATGCCGATGAAGGTCGGTTTACTTTAGAATACTATAAAGGTGGTTCGCTCGAATGGACGGGTATTATACTTCCCGATCTTTGCTCCTATCAGGAAAAGGATAACCCGTATTCGCTTACCATTGTAGCTAAAGATTTTTCTACATTAAAGGGTGATTTATACCCATTAGATGATGACAGGGAAACACCAATTACAATATTGGCAAGCCTTTTATCTGATATAGTAGCATTAAATATCATATCTGAAACATCATGGATATTAGACGGTGGTACTGATTCAAACGATATACTGAGACAGGTTTACATTGATGAATTTGCACTGAGGGAATATGCAAGGACAGGGGATGAATCCCCTGAGCAGATAACGAAGTTAGAAGCCTTAGAAGCTATACTAAAATCCTTTGGATTGGTGTGTAAGCAAACTAATGGTAAATGGATAGTTCAGCATCTATCGGCTTATGATGACCCTACCGATGTATTTCAAGCTGAATATAATTCAAGTGGTGTCCTGCAAAGCGAAAGCACTGGTAATGATGTTACTTCTGCGGGTACAATCACTTATTCAGATAATAATTTTAACCCGGGCGTTAAAAGTGCAAGGGTTAAATTTGACCATCGAACACAAGTGTCAACGATTAAGTTCCCGCGTAGTATAGTTCTGCCCGATGATGATTCAACCTATACGCAGTTCTTCCAAAGTGATGGCGATCAACAAATACGATTAAGTGGAAGTATTGAGGCAACGCTATCAGATGGTAGTAACCCGACAGGAACGGCTAATATCAGGATTAAAGCAGGAACAACTAATGAATATTGGTGGGATGGTGATGACTGGCAAACATCTACAAGTAGCTTTTCGCTTACAACTTATTTAGCAGGAGATGATGGGAGTGGTAATTTTGTTTATGAGCGCACAGGATTTGCCGAGCTAACAGATAACATTCCTGCCGATGCCGATGGTGAAATAGAGATACAACTATTCCAAGCGGGTTCGGGTGCTTTTACAGCTACAAACACAGAGTACAATTTAGACTTTAATATCATAAATGCCGTAGCTCAGGAAAATTCAACCTATATAGATTTCAGGCTTACTCAGGATGGGGGATATAGCACTAACTTTAAGTTAGACCCCTTCTACTATGGAGACGGCCCCGTAAGCTATGCCCGTTCTGCCATATCTGTTGATTCAAGTGGTTCTGATTTAACGGCAGATGATTGGGCAAGAAGAGATGAAATGACCTACTTTCCCTTTGCTCATAACTTACTGCGTGAGATCATAGACATTCAGGATTCTTTCACAAGAAAGATAAACGCTATTATCCGAAACGGCGTGTATTCACCTGAAAAAATAAGTGTATATGATAGCTCCAATTATATATATGTAGGTGGTTCTTTTTCAAGGGGTGAATGGAATCCAACCTTAATGAAAATAAGTGTAGGAAGCCCGACATCTACCTTTGATAATATTCCAAAATTTACAAGTGATGAAGCTACGGGATCGGCAACACCAAGTTCG